TGGTTGTAGTCCCTCTTTTTTTTTTTTCGCTGGAAGGAGGTCGTATGTCTAAAGAACTCATAAAAATAGAGCTTGCTCACTTCATACTCCTTCTGGTTGCTATCTTTCTATTTTTCCAACTATCGCCTGGTGCTTGTCTGCTGCTGTCTGCCTTGATCTACGTTGTTCAAAAAGGTAAGTTAAAGGAGCTCGGCATCTATGACTAGGTTTTTAATTGGATTTTGGATAATTTATTTAATCCCTTACATACTGGCGAAGCTACCGAAACATGTCAGTAAAACTAACTAAATCGATAATTGTAGCATCCATAACTAATCGACTTGCCAACGAAATAGCACCACAGAACCCTGTGTCTTTTTTACTAAAGCACACTGTGGATGACTACTACTCAGAACTCATAAGTACGCTGTACCTGTACACAAGGCCCAAAAAGGGTGCCAAGTCGCAGAACATTTACTTCTCAGAGCTTATATCAGCTTTAGGCCACACAATACGCTCCAAACTAGGCCATCGTAAAGACTCGGCTGTTGCTGCAAAAACCGGAGCGTTTCTGTTGTATACGTTCCAGACCTTGGGCGTTCTAGAGTTGGTGGTCGTTGCAGGAAAATCACATGCAACTTATGCAATAGTTGTTAAAGATGAAGAAGCAATTGCTGCAATATGGAGCACACTGTCTTTTGAAAAGGTTAGAAAGCTCCCCACACTTTCAAAGCCTTCAGATTGGGTCGGTACTAGACATCCTTCCGGTGTCATGATCGTGAAGACAGGTAGCTCAGAGGTGCTCAAGTCCTTGAGCCCTTCCAATCAGCCAATGGTGTTTGAGTCTCTCAACAGATCACAACGTATCGGTTGGAATGTAAATAGCGAGTTGCTCACTGTTGCAGCCTGGGCCTTGAAGAATCGTACTGACGCTTTTGCGGATATCTGGGAGCAGGTCAACCCAGAAGCCAGGGCCACAAAAGTCAGAGAAGCAAAAGCTATCACTGACATGGGCAAACGGCTACTCAACAAAACTTTTTACCATGTCTATTACTACGACTTTCGTGGTCGTAAGTACCCATCATCAGCCTATCTACACGAGCAAGGTTCTGACTTATCAAAAGGCCTATTGTTGCGAGCCGAAAGGAAACCGATAGGTGCAAGAGGCTATTGGTGGTTAATGGTCACTATCGCGTCGGAGTGGGCGGGTGATGCAGATAGATCTGACGGTCTTAAGACTGACAAGATACCTCTACAAAACCGATTTGAGTGGGCTGAGCGTCATGAAGATCTTTTGCTGTCTTATGCTGAAGCGCCGAAGATAAACACTGGATGGATGTCTGCAGAAAATCCATGGAGATTCCTGGCTGGCTGTATTGAGCTTAAAAATCTACGAGTGTGGCAGTTCAACAACAACGATTTCAACAGCTACGGCTATCAATCTGGGTACTTGGGTTTCATAGACGGATCCAACAATGGTTGCCAACACCTTGCTGCTCTTACGCGAGACGAGGTTACGGCCGTACATGTGAACCTTGTCAAACAGGAATACCCCGGTGATTTGTATCGTTATGTGGCTTCAAGCGTGTGGGAGAGCGTCAACGCTGAAGTGTCAAGGCTGCCAGCTGATGTAGTTGCACGCGCAGACGCTTTTATTGATGACCTGATGACTCTTAAACGCGAGATATCGGCGAAAGAATTCTCTGACGAGACAAGAGCGCCACTGGTAAACGCTCTGTTAGCGCTTAAGAACTCCAATCCTGATATCGATGTTATTACACCACAAGTCTTCTGGCGTCGCGTAGATAGCGCCAAAGAGAGGCGCAAGATTGTCAAACGAAACGTGATGACACTACCGTACGGAGGTACGCCATACGGTCTTGGAGAGCAGCAGATAAGTGACGCAAAGAAACATGGCATTGCGCTTCTGCTTCATATGCAACATCGATGGGCTGCTTTTATGGGGCGTCGTGTGTACGAAGACTGCAAGGTTTCTCTTAAGCGCCCTATGCAGCTTCTTAGCCTGTTTGAAGACGCAGGCAGAAAGGCCGAGGAAGAAGGTCGCTTTCTTAGCTGGGTGGTCCCTATAACAAAGTTTCCCGTAGTTCAGAATTACACATCTGGAAAGATAAAGAAGATCTATGTGCAGTACGGTCCTCCAGTCGGTGCCAGAAAGAGTACTGGTTACTATGAGAACACACTGCAGATAAATATTTGTTTTATCGAAGATGTCGAGCCAACTAAGGGTAAACAAATTCAAGGCGCCAGTCCTAATGCAATCCACTCTCTAGACGCTGCTCATGTTGCCATAACCGTGTGCAATACTGACGCAGATATCACTACTATCCACGACAGCTTTGGCGCTCTCCTTTCAGATATGGATGAGCTTTTTGTGTCTGTTAGAAAGTCATTTGTACAACTCTACAATGTAAACCCTCTTAAGCAACTATTTGATGACATCGGCGCTGACATGTCAAATGTTTCATTTGGAAACTTGGACGTCTCAGCTATACTTGAATCTGAATACGCATTTAGCCCATGACTGAAAACTCAACTGGCCGTTCTAATCATCGTCTCGATATCCGTAAAGCTATGCTTGTGGCTGCGCTTGTGGAGAAGGAGTTTGTTGAAAAGTGTATAAGCGATGATGAGTTTGCGAAATACGCTGAGAAGACGCTTAACTTCAAAATCACTGCAGGAAACATTCGCGGTCTTCGGGAGTCGCTTAATGTACCGTCAATGACTGACATTGTCAGGTCGAAGAAGGAGCTGACACAGCTAGAACGCCTTACACAACTTGAGGCGAGCTTCTCGGAACTTCAACGCAAGTTCAGCAAGCTTGTGGAACAACTTGGAGGAGTTTCTCTTGAAGATCTTTGACACACTTGAGGAAATGAGAGTCGCTCTTGGCGAAGACCATGTGGTCTACAAAACAGTCAAAGAGCAAGTTACGCTAATCTACGATGCAGGCGACATCGAAACGTCCTTCATGGGTATGTTTGGAGGTAATTGCTACCTGATCGAAGCTCCAGAGGACACTCTTAAGTTGCCGGGTCTGGCGCTGGATGCAGGCGGCAATTATCTGAGTTGTGCTTTGAAGCCCTCAGCGATTGACACTGTGAGTCGTCACGGTGATTATATCATGTTTTTGCTATGCACAAACAATGCAGGAGGCGACTTCTTTTATGTACCTCAATCCATTCACAATAACAACGCAAACCTGCTTGCAACAGAAGCGTTGACTATTGCGTACTGGGCGCGTAATGAGCAAGAATTGACATGCAAGTAACAAGGACTTCAGCGCTGACGGGTGTTACAAGGACACTCGAAGTAAATTGCACTCAAGATCAGTTGTCACGGTTTGAAAACGGTCAAGGACTCGCGCAGAATATTTTTCCTGACTTGTCTGCTGATGATCGTGAGTTCATCATGACAGGCATTTCTAAAGAAGAGTGGGATCGTTCGATTCCAGACGAGTAGCACTTCATGTTTGCGAACCCGTTATCTTAACCCTCTTCTTCTTTTCTACTAAAGGTACTTATGGCGATCTTAAAGGACTGCGAAGTCTACTACCTCAAAGCAAACCCCAGTCGTCCCAATCGAAAGTATGACAAGGAAAATCCCACTTGGGAAGTTCAGCTGCGTACCCGCGATAAGGTCAAAAAGGCTGAATGGCGCGCCCTCGGCTTGCCAATGAAAGACGTTATCCCGGAAGACGGTTCGCCTGCATACACGCGGGTAAGTCTTCGCAAACGAATCATCAAGAAGGACAAGACGGCCGCGTCGCCTGTTGAAGTCATCAACGCAAGTCGTGAGCCAATTGATCCTGACACTGTCGGTAACGGCTCTATTGCCAACATCCGTCTTTATCAGTACGAATATCCTAAGAAGGGCGGCGGAATGGCTGTCGCTTTTGTCTTGATGGGTATTCAGGTCAAGAAACTCATTAAGTACGAAGCTCGTGTACGTGATGACGACTTCGATGATGAAGGTGAGACTGAGGTCGTTGAACCTGAAGCAGCAGGCGCTCCTGAAGAGGATCCTGAGAAGTATTGATGAGAATGGCACCTTCGGGTGCCTAAAATTTGAGGTCATATGCCACAATATCGTGTATTTCACTTAGACGCCCTTCAGCACTCCAATATCCCGCAATTCGCCGAAGTTTTCCAAGATGCCAATGCGCTTTTTGACAATTATCCTGCACCTTTGTCAACAGATCTTCGTATCGTACAGCTGAAGGCTCAAGACCCTAACGAGTTCTTTGACTTGTCCCTAGAATAATTCAAGAGCTCCTTGAGGGATGGCAAGAGTTACAACAGGCGAAAGAAATAGCCTGGTCAATGGGTATGGAGGCTAGCTCTGACGCCCAGGGCGTCGGCCCCACCACTGCTGACACTATCGACTACAAAGGGCAAGTCCAAAGAGCAGCGCACTATCAGAACTTCATTGATGACTATCAATGGATTGACGCTGAGATGCGTAAGCCATATTTGCGAGATGACCTATCCGCAGCTTCTAAGGCACTGTCTTTACAGATAAGCAAATACTTATCAAGAGAAGGGCGTAAGGACGACGTTATCAAGGAGAATCTCAAGGCAGTGTGGTACATCCACTATAAGGTGGCAATGCTGCTAGAAGGTGGACCTATCAAAGCAGATGACGTTCCTGCGATTCTGAAGAAACATGGCTTCCTTTGAGCAATGTATTTTTGACATAGAAGGTGATGGGCTGCTTTCCAAGGTCACTAAGATGTGGATTATACACTTTGTGTGTGTAGCCACAGGTGAAACTAAAGAGTGGCTTATCGGCGAGCAAGGTTGGCAAGATTTCATAAACAAGCGTGTAAAGAAGCTGATTGGTCACAATATTCTTGGATATGATGTCCAGGTATTTGAGAAGCTGTTTGACTACAAGATACCTGATCATGTTTTGCTAGTTGACACAATTGTCCTATCACGGGTTTTGAATTACCGGCGTTTCGGTCTGGATGGTCATAGCCTTGAGGCTTGGGGCGAGTTCTTCGGGCAACCCAAGCAAGAACACGAAGACTGGTCTCAATTGTCCCCTGAGATGATCAGTCGCTGCCGCTCTGACTGTCAGCTTAATTTGCGTGTGTATCAAACACTACGTGAAGAATTGCTCGACAAGCTGGCAAGACAGAAGACCAGCTCCATACCGCCAGAGTTGTTCATCACATATCTAGATATCGAGCATGCAGTGTCTAGATGGTGTGGAGATTGCGAGCGTGAGGGCTGGCCTTTCAACAAGTCTAAGGCTGTTGTGCTGAGAGGCGAACTTCAGGAAGAAGTAAGGAAAGCAGAGGACGCTCTATCAGCAAGGCTTGGAAACAAAACAATCGCTACGGACCTTGTCAAAGGTATCGTTGAAACTAAGAGACCGAAGTGGACAAAAGAGGGTTTCTACGACGCTCACACCTGTCGTTGGTTCGGCGTTGATAAGTTTGAAGGTCACCCTGAAGAGTCTCAGCCAATAATTGGCGAGTACTGTCGCGTAGAGTTTGTACCACTAAAGCTTTCATCGGTGACAGACGTTAAGATATTTCTTGACCGCAATGGCTGGGAGCCGACGGAATGGAATTGGAAGAACGAAGTCGACGACAACGGCCGTAATCGCAAGGTCAAAGGCTCGCCTAAAATCACTGAAGATAGCCTGGAGTTTCTTGGCGGCGATGGCGTGCTGTATTCGAACTATGTGGTCGCAAAGTCGCGTCTGTCCATCCTTGAAACGTGGATTAACGCAGTAGACGAAAACGGAAATCTGCACGGTGAGTGCTTGTCAATCGGCACGCCCAGTATGCGTGCAACACACAAGATCATTGTCAACGTACCATCAGCAGAATCTGCTTACGGTCGGCAGATGCGTGAGTTGTTCGAGTGCGAACCAGGCTGGGTGCTGATAGGCTGTGACTCTGCAAGCAACCAAGCGCGTGGCTTAGCGCATTTCCTTGGCGATCCGGTATTCACTGACACGCTGATCAATGGCGATATTCACACCTACAACGCTGAGTTGATTGATCGCATCCTGACTTCAATGGGTATTGACTGGAGCGAGGAGCTCATAAAAGGTGGCTTGAAGCCAGACAAAGATCAGACAATGGAGCAAGCGCTGAAGAAGAGAAAGCGCGCTGCGGCAAAGCGAATTTTGTACGCTTTCTTATTCGGCGCCTCGGGCGGCAAACTTTGGTCTTATCTGTTTGGCAAAACCAACGCAAAGCAAGGTAACAAATTCAAAGCAGGATTCGTTAACGCCGTGCCTGGATTCAAGAATCTCCTCGAAAAACTTGAGAAGATCTTTGGTGCTACGTCACGTGGAGGTAATTTCGGTTACATCCCTTCAGTGGCTGGTGCCCGTATCTACGTAGACTCCTTCCATAAGCTCTTGGTGTACTTGCTTCAGAGTACTGAGAAGGCCACTTGCGGCGCCGCCGTGATGCTGCTCGTTAAGGCATTAAAAGCAAAGAACATACCCTTCAAACCATCCATATTCATGCACGACGAAGTTCAGTTTAGAGTGCCTGAGGCTTACGCCGAGGAGGCTAGAGCCCTAGGTGCGTTGGCTTTCAAGGAAGGTCCGAAGCTGCTCAACGTCAACATCATGGATGGCGATGCGCGTATTGGTAAGAATTGGTTCGACACACATTGAGGTAACATGCCTAAAAATGACATATACGCCGTTGGAGTTCGTTTCAACGACATGGGTGGCTGGTCAAAAGTATATACATACAAATCGTATGTGTCTTCAAAACCAGGGTCTATTGTCTTAGTAGACGCTTCAGGGCTGCCAAAGGTTGCTCATGTTGTTAGCTGCCACGATGAATTCACGTTTGATCCAAGGATTAACTATAAGAACATCCTGGCGGACGTTACACCATTGGTACCTGACGAGATTAAGGATCGCCTCAAGCTTCCAAAAGTACTTAAATGAATGTATTCATTCTCGCAAGCGATCCTGCAGAGGCAGCCTCGTACCTTTGCGATAAACATCTTGTAAGCCAGGCAAACGAGTCCGCTCAAATAATCTCTGCAGTAAACCGTGGTCCGTACAAACATACACAAGCGCAGTTGAACCATCCTTGTGTTAAATGGGCTGGGTTCTCTCCTGACAACTACAGTTGGCTAGTAGAGCATGCTAAGGCGATTTATAAGGAGTACACGGCAGTGTACAACAAACGCCACGCGGCCGAGGATTTGTCTTATTGCTTTGAAAAGCCGATTGTAAAAATAGGGCCTGGCAAGGCAACTTTCATTCGAGTTTTCAGAGAACCCTTCAGTGAGCTTATACCTGCAGACTTGAGCATCGTTGAGGCTTACAGGCAATATTACCGCTTGACGCCACTACCAAAAATTTACTCTACGAGAAATGAACCATCATGGCTAAAATTAGTGTAGAAGACTATTTGCTTGCTAAAGCAGCTGAAGAAGCTTCAGAGCTGTCGATTGAATTCAACAAATGTATTGTGTTTGGGCCAAGTTCTGTTTACGAAGGAAAGACGCAGCTTGAAAAAGTCAACAGGGAATTCAATGATTTACTGACAATCGTTGGTATGTTGAATGCGATATTCATACAGAAATACGGCAGTACGGTCGTTGTAGACCGAGATATGTCGGTTGAAAAGATCGCTAAGACGCAGTATTACATGAACGTTTCAAGAGAGCTAGGAAGGTTAGAAGGTGACAATAGCAATAATTGACGGCGATATCATCTGCTACCAGTGCACTTACAACATTTGGCAAAACAGGCTGCAGGATGCCGGTATAAAGCCAGACTCTAAAGGCATTTACAAGGTTACGTTAGACGCCGACGGGAACAAGTTCATACCGCCGATGACTCGCGAACAAGAGACTAAGTATCTAAAAACTTGTTGGGAAATCTTCAAGAAGAAGCTTAACGATCTACTTGAAGTAACCTACTGCGACGAGTTTGTCATGGCAGTCAAGGGAGGCTCTTCCTTCCGAGACCACATGTTTGATACGTATAAAGGCAACCGGGAGCAGACTGAAGAAGTTCGGAATGCGTTTGTGCCGACAATAAGGCAACTGGCAGTTCATGAGCTAGATGCCATACCTTGTGTAGGATACGAGGCTGACGATCTTTTGCGTATATGGCGAAGACAAGCCAACGAGGCTGGCCAAGATAATGTACTGTGCACTATCGACAAAGATCTGAAGTGTGAGCCAGGTCTCTACTTCAACATGCATAAGATGCACTGGAGGATGGAGACTATTAGCGAGCACGATGCACTTTACAACTACTACTACCAGCTAATCCTTGGTGACGGTACAGACAACGTACCTGGCATCCAAGGTGTGGGTAAGGTAGGTGCAAAACGCATACTATCCGGAGCCCTGACCGATAACGATTTTCAAGAAGCTGTTGTCGGGGCGTACATCGCAAGATACCAGGATAGCTGGTTCTCAAGTCTGCTTGCCAATGGGCGAATGATTCATTTATGGCGTTACCCTCACGACTATTTCAATCCTCGCGAGTGGGCTGTTGTTAGGGAGTTACTGGAATGAGCGTTTATACGGGTACTGTCCCCACAGTGAAGAGAGAGATTGTCGCCTCCAACGATAATGGACAGTGGGAATTTGGTAGCAAGATGGGCGTAGGTTTGGGGTTTGTGTATCTGGTGTATGACACCGTATTGCACCGCTTCTACATCGGTAGGAAGAACTATCAATCGCGGAGTAAAGGACGATTGGTTGAAAGTGATTGGCGAAACTACCGCTCGTCTTCAAAGATCTTGGCTAGTCTATTGGAAAACAGGCCGCACGAAGAGTTTCGATGGATCTGTTTGGATCAGTATTTCACAGCATCTGGGCTGGCTTATGCAGAAACTTGGTCGCTATGCTACGTCGAAGCACCGACTAAGAAGTACGTGTACAACAAGCGTATAGAGGCCATCACCTGGAACGTCAAAGAACCTGTATCTTTGCTTCACATGGCTACTCTAAACAAGTATAACGACATGGCAATCGAGTTTAACAAGACTGCTTAAAATGGGAAAGATAAAGAAAAAGGATTTATCTTGTCTAGATACTGTAAACTGTAAATCCTCAGATGCGCGGCAGCTTTATGAAGACGGCACTTCGTTCTGCTTCTCTTGTAAGACGTGGTTCCCAAAAAGTGAAGAGGACGGTGAAGTGACTGAGGATGAAGAGATCAAACCTGTAAAACGTAACGATCTCAACAAAGAGTTGGAACAGATTGCTGCTTATGGTCATAGAGGCTTTGCTGAAAGAAAGGTTGAGAAATTAGTCGCCGAGTATTTTGGAGTAAAGGTCTCGTATGGTTCTGACGGCAAGATAGACACACACTATTACCCATACGAAAACGGCAAGGCCTACAAAAGGCGCTACGTACCTACCAAGAAATTTAACTGGATAGGTAAATCAAAAGCGTTGTTTGGTAAAGAACTGTTCAACGGCGGCGGACGTCGTGTAATTGTTGTAGAAGGTGAAATTGACTGCCTTTCAATTGCG